GTTTCCCAGTCACGATCGGGGAGGTTTGCCAATCATGGGTAGCAACATACTTGTAATACCTGATACACAATGTAAGGAGGGACAAGAGTGGCCGCACTTAGCTGCTCTTGGTCAGTATATAGTTAAGCATAGGCCAGAAGTGATAGTCCATCTAGGAGACCACTGGGATATGCCTAGCTTAAGCAGTTATGATAGAGGAACAAGGAAGGCGGAGGGAAAACGTGTTTATCAAGATATTGCTGCTGGTAATGCTGCTATGGACGTCCTATTGCATGATCTTAGGAAGCTTCAGTCTAAACAGCGCAAGCACAAAATTAAGGTATATAAACCGAGAATGGTATTCCTTATCGGTAATCATGAAGAAAGAATTATGCGTCATGTTAATGCTAACCCTGAACTGTATGGCTTTCTTGATTACTCTCATTTATCTCTTAGTGAATGGGAGGTTAGTGATTTCTTAATACCTAAAGAGGTAGAAGGTATATTATTTGCTCATTATTTCTATAACCCAAATAGTGGTCGTCCTTTTGGTGGCTCTATTACTAACCGTCTCAACAAAGTCAAAGAATCTTTCATCCAAGGACACGAGCAGACTTTGCTATTTGATCGTCAGTATACTCCTAACAGGACTCTTACTGGGTTGGTGGCAGGAGCATTCTATTTACACGATGAAGAGTACAAAGGAGCACAAGGTAATACACATTGGAGAGGAGTTATAATGCTGCACGATGCAGAAGATGGAGATTATAGGAAGGAAGAGATACCAATTGATTATTTAATGGAGAAATATTTATGATAAGTACTGTGACAATTATTTTCTTAGATGGTGATAAGCTGAAAATAAAGAAAGTAGAATCTGTAGGATTTGGAGAAGGAATGATATCTCTGAAGAAAGGCAATAAGATAACTTACTACCCAACCTCAGAGATCGTGTCAATGGAACAGATTATTCAAGAATAGTGTTAGCCCAAGGACGAAGAGGAGTTATCTTAAGGAGATACTTCTCTAATTCCTCTAGCCCACCATCATCTGCTATCTTGCTCATTGACCTTATAGTATCATTGAACAAAGATATTACTGGGCCAGTGGCCGAGGTAGCAGGGTCACTTCCAAAACCATCTGCTTTAAAGAAACCTGTCAAATAGGATAAATGTATTGGTGCCACTGTTCTGTCAACAATATCAGTCCAATACTCTGCCTCATCTCTGTCATCATCAAAGTTTGCACTAAGAGCTTTGACCGACTGCTTCATGGTGTCCTGAACTGCACCTACTAAAAGCATCCCTCCTACTATAAACATGAAATCTAAAGCACCAACTATTGCATTATAACCACCAGCTTTATTGAAATCTAATTTATTAGCTAAATTAGGTAGCACTGTGTTAGTAAACATTGTTGGGTAACCTTTAAGTTGAGCCAATACACTCATCTTTCCTGAACTCATCCATAAAGGTCTGTCAGCAAAAGTGGGTTCAAGCACAGTTTCATGTACAAACCTTCTAACCCCTTCCGCCCTTATAGCTCTCTTACCCTCTACACCAGCTCTAAAATATGCAACAGGATCAACACCTAACTCATTAAGTCTAGCTTGAGCTAATGCACCTCTTCTAGTATTAGGACTAAAAGACTTGACAGTATCTAAATCATCCTTTATTTGTATCTCGGCAGCACTAGCTGACCACACCCTCATAGCATGAGTCCAGTAGGCTAAGCCATTCATCTTAAAGAATACATTATTGAAACCAGCAGACCACTTAGTAGTAGCCACATCTGTCATCCTTTGAGCCATAACATTCTGAGTAGAGCTAAAAGTAATATTAGCTGAATGCATATCCTTAGCAAAATCGCTAATAGGGACACTACTAAATGCGTTGCTTACTATATTTCTAGCACCATTTCTTATAGCAGGCAGCATACTCCTAAACATCAATGAAGTGTCTGCTTTCATAGCTATGTTGAATGGCTCAATTAATGAGCTGAATAAAGACAGTGGTAAGCTGAAACCAGTAGCGACAGTTTTAGTAGCTGCTGCTGCATTCCTTCCTATATTAGTCTCTATTCTGTCAAATGTATGATTAGATGCATCAACTATATCATAGATTCTTTTAATATCTTTGGCTGGAAATTTTACACCAGACTCAGATGCCTCTAACACAACCTTAGCAACCATTGCATTTAATTTTTCATGATTCTTACCAAACGTCTCAGCAGCCACTAATCTTTCAGCAGACTTTTGTAGGTAACTTTGTACAGCTCCATTTAAATCTTTCTTAGCCCACTTATTCATAATGTGCTGCGGAACTTGAGAAAACTGGCGCTGAGCTTCTAGGTGTCCAAACCGAGCTGGTTTATTTTCACCAACCCTGTTGATAGCTTGTTTAATACTAAAAGCATTACTTTTATTTTCTGCAACATCTTGCAGAGTAGCTTCATCCTGAAATATTCTATCAGCGACACCAAGTATTGGCCCGGACTCACTAAAATCTTCCTCCATATCTTTGAGCCACTGATCCACTTTAACAGGGGCATCCTCTACAAATGGGGATATATCATTTATAAACTCTTGCTTATCTTTAGTAATTTGTTTTATATTACCATGCCAAGGTAGGAAGTTTTTAATCTTACCAGTCCCTACTATTTGCTTACCTGCCTGCTGTATTGTCTCAAAAAGTCTAGCAATACCTTGATGCCTAGTAGTTGACCTATCTCCTTCTGAATACTCTTTTAGGAGATTGTTAATTTTCTTCTTAGAAAGACCCCTAGTAGCTTCAGCATAGGCACTATTAAACTCACCCATAACTTGTTGCTGCTGAGAGAACATTGTGTCTGTAGTTAACCCTTCTAGTTTACTTTCTCTGAACTTATCTAATAACACACCCATTGTGGGAGAAATTTGTCTATACTGCTCCAGTACATCTGTAGGCTTACTAGCTATACCCTTTAAAGCTCTTTTAAACTCCCCTGTATTCTTAAACTCCCCTGAGAACTCCTCTGAAGGTGCTTCTGTAAGTGAGGTATCCTCTCTAATAGTCGTATCAAAAGCTGCCCCACGTAATCCCAGAGCACCTCTGATTGTGCCACCTGCTATACCTCCTGCTGCAATAGCATCTACGGTATCTTTTATCTTTTGCTCAAAAGCTTTCTCTGTATCTGTTATCTCTTCCACTGACTCAGTTTTAAGAACCTCCTGAGCCCCTTCAGTAATACCTTCTGAGAATACACCTTTTACAATATCCTCTGCCACCTTACTGGTTACACCACGTTTAGCCAGCTCTTTAGCAGCCACCGCCTTGGCAGCTTTAAGCCCCACCCTTTTAACAATAGGACTAGCTATCTTGCCAAAACCGATAGCATCCAAGGCACCTAATCCAGTACCAGTAGCTATTACAGCTAGTGGATTACTTTCCTCTGGATGAATCTCTTTTACTGCATTCTGAACCTCGCCTGTGTTAACTATACCAGAGGATAGGAGTGCTCCGGCTACAGCACCTATTACAGTACCGGGGCCGGGAGCAATAGCAGTACCTATAACTGCCCCTGCTGCTGTGCCTCCACCTGTTACTCCAAGGCTTGGTATAGCTTGGGCAATCGCCTCCTTTGCAAATCCTAAAAAGTCATCCGAAGTCTCAGCATCAAGAAGTTGAGGAGAAGAAGATTTACCAAAGAGTGCAGCCTCTTGTCTAGCCTTATCTCTTACCTCCTTCCCCCATGACATTAGCTCTTTAGAATCAACAGCCTCACCTACTACTTCAGTAAAACCTCCAGCACTAGCCTTGACACCTTTTACACCCCTAGCAATTCCTGCCTTGAATGAGTCTGCATCAATATTACCAACACCCCTTTCTTGTTGAAATTGTCTAAATTGTTCTTCTGTAGTAGCCATGAGCTTCCTGTTATTTTCTAATTAAATTAACATCATCAAAGAGCATTCCCGGAATAGTTTCTGTAGAAAACTGCTCAAGTAGTATCTTCTGTAAGTTTTCTATAGGACTCCCTCCTGCAATCTTCTGCACTTCTCTTAACTGTAAAGCTAAATCCTTTTTATTTTCTTCAGTCAGATCTAGGTCATCCAAGTTCTCTTCAACAAAAGCATCTACAGTTGCAGCAGCAGCTTCTTCAGAGATAGTAGGACGGTCTTTTGCAGATACTTGAGAACCTTTTCCTAATTTTTCAGATAAAGCCTTAAGCTTAGCTAAACCTAAAGACTCTTTTATATCTAACTCTCTGTCCTTTTGTCCAAGCTTCCTATCTATAAGGGCTGCATTAGCCTCTCCAGCTAACCTCTCCTTTTCAGGCTGGTTATAAGCATCAATAGCAGCAGGCAATCCAGCAGCAGCTCCTCTTGGATCTTGAGCAAAAGCTGTTATAGCTAATCCTACGCCCAATGACGTGAGTAATGCAGTCTTACCATCCATACCAAGTATCTTGAACTCTTTCTCAGCAGCATTACCTTCAGCGGTAGCTTCATCCTGAGATTTACCTTCAGATATAGCTTTCTGTACCGTAGCTTGGTTAACTTTCTTAGGGAGGGTAGGGTCACCACTCTTAACAGCAGCGTCAGCCTGAGTGGCTATATTTTCTCTGACAGAAGGCTCTATAGGAGTCTGCTGTGACACCTGTACCTCTGGAGGAAGTATACCACCCTCTGGCCCCCTAAACCTGATTGACTGTAAACCAGCAGGAACCTTACCAAGCTGCGATTGTAGCTGAGACTGTGGAACAGGAATCCTTTGTCCTATTTGTTCCCTCTGAGATAATATAGATTGTAGTTGTTCTTGGTTAGCTAAATCTAAAGACTCTCTAATTGTTAATGTACCATCCTCTTCCCTTAGTTGTCTAGCTCTTTCTTTTATAGCTTTTTCACCAGACCTTGTACCACCAAGATTACCTTTACCTTTAAATGTTCCAGAAGCAGTATCTCTCTCAGGTGTTACAGGAGGTGTTGTATTAGCTTGCCCTATAGCGATCCTAGGAGCCACTGATCCTTGTTTAACGATACCCTCTTGTCTCAGACTTTCTTGAGCTGAACGTACCTTAGAGAGCTTCTCAGAGGCTTCTTGAGCAGCCTTCTTAGCGTTACGTCTCTTAAGTAAAGCCTCTCTTTTTATATCTTCTTCATTAATCCCAAGCTTCCTAGCAGGGGATCTAAAAAATACTTCATCTACCTTTGGCATAATTTCTCCTAAAAATTCTTAACATAAGCGGGGTTATTGTATAAGGGAATCTCTTGCCCCTGCATATTAGGACTCCCTACCCTCCCCCCGGTGAAGCTGCCGCTTGTCCTGCCGCCTTAGCACCAGCTAATAATAATTGACTGCCAAGACCCTGACGTGGAGTAGTACCTGTAGTAGTGCCACCATAATTCCCACTAATAAGTCCTTGAAAAGCTTGTAGCTCAGCTAGAGGCAATTGTTGTAAAGCAAGATTACGTTGCAGTTGATCAGTTAATTGTGCTTGATTCTGTTGCTGGAATTGACTACCAACATTAAACAGTTGCTGAGAAGGTGCCTGTGATTGTCCTAATAATGAACCAAGATTGCTAAGTGCAAACTGCTGACCTTGCTGAGCTTGTTGAGCACCTGTAGCAAAAATATTACTAGTCTGTCTTTGTATATCTTGGTTTAAATCACTAGCTGCAATACCTTCTGCAATACCTTGTCTAGAGCTTCCAAATTGACCAGATCCTTGAAATTGATCACCTATTGTTGGTAATACATTCCTCTCAAAATTCCTCTGTAGGAAGTTAGCTTGCTGTTGAGCTTGTTGTTCAAATACAGGATTTATTTGACCAGATAATAGCTGTTGTATACCTGCTTCAGCTTGTGGCGTAAACCTGCTCAAACTTCCAGCCTGAGCTTCTTGCTGTTGTAACGCTTGTAATTGCTGGGGTGTAAATCCAGCTACTCCACTTTGATTAAATACAGATGGATCAAAGAAGCCTTTCTGAAATTGACCAGAAGCTCCTTGTAAAAGCTCTTGTATCTGACCTGCTTGCACAGGTGTAAAAGTAGAAGTGGTTGTATCAGTTCCGGGACTAAAAATTCCGCCCATATCTTAACTCCTATGCAATAAATACCCAGCCAGTAGATTTTCGGATATATAAACCCTCACCACTGCCGGGATTAAAGTTAGTTCCATCAGCATAAACCTCTTGCCCAATTTGTGGCTTAAGAGGCTCTACACTTAATACCTCATGAAGACCATCAGCAACCTCTTCTAGAGACGATTCTATGTCTTGTAAAGATTCATCAAGATATGTAGATAAGCTGTTAGGGTCTTCAGGAGGAGATGGTATGTTTATTCTTATAGACATTTAGTCCTCTCCTGTTGTTGTAATTTCCATAGTGTATCCATTGATATTCCAGTTAGCCGAACTTCCACTCTGAAACTTGATTGCTATAAATCTTCCAGATATCCTACAGTCTATTTTATAATCCTGACCTATTTCATAAGGGAATGGCCCCTTCCACTCAACCCCTTCCCCTTCTATCATTTGACTGCCTACATATACATCTAACACTCCAGCACCAGTAACCTGTGGAGCAACTGAGTTGATATACTTTATACTTCTAGGGTCTTCAAAATCTATACCTGATCTTTCTAATATTGATAAAAAGCTTTGTCCATCAAAAAGGGAGGTTTGATCAACTATAAATATTTTAGTGTCCCAAGGAGATAATAACATTACTTTCTGTTTAGCTGGGTTATAGGAACCTTCATTCCATACACTTACATCAGTATTCCAAGCACCTACAGAGTTATCCCACAAATCTGTTGGCAAAGAATCATCTGGATCAACTACACCAGAGGCAGCATAATAGGTATCTGGTAGCTGCCTAATAGTCCATGTGTTATCTGACCAGTTCCAAATAAGCGCTAAATTGCACTTCCCGTCCACTGAATCTTTGTTTGGATAACAGACCCAGATCTCTGTACGCAATCTGTCAACTACAGTATGTACCCTGCTAAAATAAGTATTGTCTACAGTAGAGAAGAAGAAATCTCTCATCTTAGCATCTACAACCGACTGCTTATTAATACCGTCATGTATGTAAATATCCCCTGTGCCAACTACAAAATGCTTACCTTCATATTCAGAGATACAGTGTGTAGAAACTGCTCCAATGTCAGAGAAGATTTTCCTAAACTGAAATACAGGAAGACCTCCTATAAACCTCATAGAGTAGACTGCATCCTCTTTATAGATAATGAACTGATCCTTTAAAGGTACACCATCTACAATACGGCCACCTGAATCAGATAAAGATGTCTGTCCAGCTTGCTCTGTAGGATCTGCTATATCCCACGAAGGTGGTGCAAATCCGGGATCTGCTGGACTAGACCACCTCAATGAATGCTCTAGCTCTGTACTTGACTCTACAAGATTTAGGGCTACTAGGTAGTTTTTAAAAGGTCGGATTATTTTAGACCTTAGTGTAGCTGGCCAGTTAGGCATATCTTTGAAAGCTGAATCAGCAGCCTCTATAATTTGAGGAATGTCATTACCATTATTAGCAACTGGAAGACCATTCAGTGTACCTCCATTCCAGCCAACCTCTATATCAAAGTTATAGTTCCCACTTAATCTCGTAACATCTATATGCGTCGCTCCAGAGTATTTATATATCTTTGTGTCTGTAGCGTAGAACCAAGTAAGAATATCATTTTCTATAACAGGAAAAGACCAATAAGGGTTTCCAGAAGGAGTACCAAATACCTGTAAATGTCCTAAAGCTTTAGTAGCTTTACCATTGTTGAAAAGTACATTTACCCCATCTGACCAAGCATTAAGAGGTATGTCTGTAGGACTCTGATCTTTTATAATACCAGCAGGAGAGTTTACCTCGATTTTTTGGTAAGGCATGATCCCTCCTATATCTTCATAATAAAAGCTAATGCAAAGTATGGTGGTTTATTATCTAGAACAGTTGTGTTTATAGTCAGTCCGTGGTTGTGAGAACCACCACCGCCAGTTGCTTGTATATTTGTAGTCTCTGTAATAGGGTCACCCCCTAAACTTGCTGCAAATCTTTTACCATTTGAATTTACTACAACTGTATTACTATCAGACCCAGTTAATGAGTTGTGTCTATGACTTGGTATTTGGCCAACTGTCAGAGTATGTCCAGCTACAGACCCAGAGTGTGCATGGCTGTTAGAATCTACTCCACCTGTATCACCTACATCAAAAGTCCCACCTACATCTGTAGCTGACCCTACGATAAATCTACCCACTAGGTTTGGTGTACCAGACGTCCCATCACAGATTGTCCAACCGCTAGGAAGAGATGCTACACTACCTGACCACATAATTATCATCCCAGATTGGAAAAATAACTCAGTGTTGGTTATAGCATTTATTTCATCCTGAGTAGCAGTAATTGCCCCGTCAATATTTGGTAAAGTTTGTTTGATTACATTCTTGATCAACCGTATGTGATCATCACCTTGGGACTTGTCGTCAGAACCAAGGGGGTTACTAGCAACTAAATCACTAGGGAAATTCCCAGTTTCTAATCCCATTATTTTTCTTCCTTAATCATGTTAATAATTGTCTGCTGATTTTTCTCTGAATATTCAAACCTTCTGTCAACCTCTACTTTGATATCATCTATAGCCTCTTTAAGTTCTTCTTTGGTTGCATAAGTCTGAGCATTCTCATACTGTCTATCATCTATCTTCTGAATCCAAGTAGCAAGACCTACTATTGCTGCTAAAAGGAAAGGAGAGACGTACCCGACTAGTGAGTCCATAAATCTTGAGCCTACCTTACTTCTTGTGGGGTTCATTTTTATTACCCCTTACCTAACTTCTATATCTACATAAGAAGATGCTGGTATGCCAGATACACGAGAGTATGTGTAATAAAGCTCTCCATTAAAGTTAGCTTCATCTACTGGGTTTATAACCTTAGTATACCTTTGACCCTGTACGTATGGCATACATTCTCCTTACACAGAGTTATGAGCATCAGTAAGGACTACTACAGAGGTTGTAGCACTGACAGACTTGATAGTAATATCTCCCGTAGGAGTAAACGCTGGCTCAAAAAAGCCTCCAGCAGATATTTTAAAGAAGTCAGCGGCTACAGGGTTCTTCCCAAAAGCTACTTCGATATCCTTAGCAGCATCTAGGTTTGTAACCATAAAATAGTCTCTGCTAGTAGATCCCGGAAATACTAAAGGGGTTCCTGCTACGACGTCATAACCTTTTGAGATTAAGTTTGAACGAAAAGTAGTTATTTGTGGCATATTATTTATCCTAGTGTGTTGTGTCTAATGTTGGAAATTGGAAGTTAGGGAAATCAAAGCTTGATCTACTACCGACTATGGAGCTATTTTGGATAGTGAGTTCTATACAAGACCACTGCCCTGTAGCTGGAGAAAAGAATGCTACATCTATAACTTCTGTTTGATCAACCATACCTGTTGTAAAAGTGCCATCAGAAGCCCATGTTATCGGCATACTATTAGCAGTCTTGGGTACATACGCCTGCATATCGTCTTCAACAATGATTATATTTGTTCCGAAGATAGATTGATCAGGTGTTGTATTAGCCACCCCAGCCATCGTTTGAATCACTTCATGCGTAGCTTCAGGGTTAAGCGTTATGTTTCTTGTAGCAGGCGGGTTAGTGCCGTCATCAGCTTCTTGCTGTACAACATAAGGCGTTATGCCTGCTGCTGCTATTGTTGGCTCAAGCGGCACCCCTGATACCGGTGTGCTTGGTGTACACTGATTAACCCCTGACTCAGCATTGTACGTTAGCGTACCTGCTGTTGCGCTATCTATCGTTTGCTCTATTGAGTACGAACCAGATATCAGGCTTTGGGTTGTTATTGTGTCCTGTAGCGTAC